AGAGTTGAGAGAAAGTTTAGAGTGCGGTGTGGTCGTTTTCGACAACCCCTCGTTTGATAACTCTATTATTGGTTTTAGTGCTGATGATAGGGTTATTTATGATTTTGATTTAATGGTTAGAGAATTGATGGCGGACAATAATTGGAACGAGGTGGAGGCGATTGAGTTTATCGAGTTCAACACGCTACGCGCGTTGCCATATATCGGGGAAAATGCGCCAATCGTAATGGTTAGGAGGGTTGAAAATGAGTAGAGAATTACAAGCGTTAGAAATAATAAAAAATGCGCCCACTATTTATGTTGGTTGCGCAAGCGATATTTACACACGATATTCTCACGAGTGTAAAATCATCGAAAATGCTCTTAAAGACTATGAGGAACTAAAAAGCAAAAGTATAATGTTGTATGGAAGAACGCAAGGGATAACGCAACAAATCGTTGAGACAATTTGTAAAAATTACAAAGATGTTAAAATAACCGACCTTGAAACTGAAAAAGCGTTGAAAATCATTAAAGAAAAAACAACAAGTGCTTGTAATTGTCTTATGATTTTAAAAGCAAGATTTGATAATTTAGACTACAACAATTATAAAGAATTATTTTTAACCGATTTAACCAAAGAAGAATACGATTTATTAAAGGGGGTATTGCTATGACTTATAAAGAGTATATTTACGGAAAAGCGAATAATGTTAGAACAAGAGAGCAATTAAACGAGTTGCTTGACGAGGTAGTCAATAGCGATGTTTTAGATTATGCCGAGATTGTTCACGCTATTAGTGGTTGTATGTTGGCAACAGCAAAATATATTGATAGGAGCGAGGTTGGTGGCATAACGGGTTTCCAAGCAAGTCTTATTGCGTGGGAGATAATCGCCAAGTTTATGCGCGAGAGCAAAGTCGGTATGCGCTTAATTGACTATGAGGATATGCTTTACCCTCAATATGCTTATGAGTTCGCTAAAACAATTTCAAAAAGCACTTGGGACTTATTGCAAACGGAGGCGAGTAAGAGACTATTAGAAAACCCAAACGCACACCCCGACGTGATTAAACATTGGAAATCTATTGTCGATGGCAAAGTTCCATTTGGTTATGAGGTAAAAGACAATGAGTAAAGAGTTAGACGCTTTTGAAGAACTTAAAAGACAAGTAGGCAATATGCCTTATACCTCTTACGATAATGGTTTAGGAAATAGAACTACTTTTTTGATTAAAGATAGCGCAATATTTCCTATTATCGAAAACGCTCTCAAAGAACACGAGTTAATGAAAGAAATTAGGCGATTTGATTTAGCACAAGTTAATAAAGAGCATAAGGCATTAGAAATTATTAAAGATAAAAAAGTTTGCGTTATGTGGTTGAAAAATGGTTTAAGTTCTTACAACAGCACAACCGCTTTATATGATTTGCCTATATTAACCGAAGAAGAGTATGAATTATTGAGAGGTGTATTACTATGATGATAATTAAAATTAAAAGTTTAGATAGCGATAAAATAGATACGTTTGAGTTTGAAGAGGTTAGAGTGGTGGTAAATAAAGACCACGACCCAAGACTTATATTGACCGAATATTATCGTAAAGAGAGTTATTTTAGCGAAATACCCCTTGCTAACATTGACTATATTGATATTAGTGTGAAAAAATAAAATATGGAACTTATAAGAAAAAAACTTAAAGCATTTGGAATTATTAAAAAGAAAAGTGCTGATGTTCAATTATTAAAAGATAGTAAAAATCTTAATGATTATAATTGGTGTGTTCATACGAAAGATAGGACATTAACGCAAGAAGAGTTTGATTTACTGAAAGAGGTGTTAAAATGAGTAATTATGTTATTTGGAAAGACGAGTTTGGAAATATAATGGTTGAGGTTTTTAACGCTATGGATATTGTTAGCGTTCAAAAAATCTTTATTGATAAAGGTTATTATATCATTGAAACTTTTGGCGATAGGTGTGGTGCTATGTATTTCAAGGCAATAAAATTGCTCGAAGAAACAAAAGGGTGTTAATTTAATATATGGAACTTTTTTATAAGATTTTAGACATAGCGGATAAAGAAAATGGGTTAAACGCCCAAACTTTAAAAGACCTTGTTGCGCTTACGAGAAATATGCTCAAAAAAGACGCTGTGGTCGGGTTAGAGTATGGCAAAAGTCTTAAAGATTTATTAAATAAGTTCTTACATTATAAAGATAATCCCCAATCAAAATTACATTACGATACATATTGGCAAGTTTTGGTGGCGGAAACCCCCTACTCGCTCGATAGTTATTTTCAAGCGTTAGAGTGGAATAGACCAATCAAAGAGAGATTTTATCTACCCCGTAGAAAACAACTCTTACCGCTCGTTAAAGACCTTGAAGATTTGGTTATATGGGATAAGTATGACGAGATATTTATTTCACAACCACCAAGAACGGGAAAAACGACACTTGTTTTGTTTCTCTTGTCTTGGCAAATTGGTATTAACAGCGAATTAGCAAACTTGTATTGTTCTTGTAGCGCAACTTTAACGAGTGCCTTTTATAAAGGTCTCACGGAAATATTGAACGACAACAATACTTATTTATGGGATAGGATATTTCCTAATACCAAGTGGAACTCTAATAGTTTTGCCAACTCGAAAGAGTGTTATTTAGATTGCGGGCGTGTGAAACGCTACCATAGTTTTACGGGTAGGTCTATTGACGCTGAAAGTTTAAATGGCGCGTGCGATTGTAATGGTTTATTGATAGCGGACGATTTATGTAGCGGTATCGAAGAGGCGTTGAATAAGGAACGTTTAAAGGCGTTAAATCTTAAAGTTAATAACAACTTATTATCACGTGCTAAAATGGGCGCAAAAACGCTTTGGATAGGCACACGTTGGTCTCTTGCTGACCCAATCGGTTGCCGTATGTTCAATATTGAAAACACCACAATTAGATTTAAGATTATCAATATACCCGCATTGAACGAAAACGATGAAAGCAACTTTGATTATTTATATAATGTTGGTTTCGATACTAACTATTATCGCAATAAAAGACAATCGTTTGAGGATATGGACGATTTAGCAAGTTGGAACGCTCAATATATCCAAACACCACTCGAAAGAACGGGTCTTTTGTTTGATGAATTACAAGAATATAATGGTGTATTACCCGAGGACAAACCCGATAGAATATTCGCGTTTTGCGATATTGCGTGGGGCGGTGGCGACTATACTTGTATGCCTATTCTTTATCAATATGGCAAAATCTTATATTGCCCCGATATTGTTTTCGATAATGGCAATAAGAAAATAACGCAACCAAAGGTCGTAAATGCGATTATTAAGCACGATTTAGGTAGCGTGCGATTTGAAAAGAACAATGGTGGGCAAGAATACAAGGACGCTGTGGAAAAAATGCTGTTAGAAAAGGGCGTTAAAATAAACATAACAACTCGAAATGCTGACAACACTAAATCGAAAGAGATTAAGATTTTTGAACACGCCCCCGAAATTAGAGAAATACGCTTTTTAGAAACAAGCAAACAATCTAATGAATACAAGAGAGCGATAGCACAACTTAAATCGTTCACCATCAATGGAAAAAAGCAACACGATGACGTTGCTGACGCTCTTGCGGGGTGTATCGATATGTATAATGAGGTTGAAAAGAAAGTTAAAGTCCAAGTTTTTGAAAGGTTTTTCTAACCAAAAGGACATTTCATTTCTACTTTTTAATTCTCATTTGTGAGATTAGTTTTAGTGAGAGGAACAAATATGGTTGGTAGTGGAAGAAAAAAGATTTTTACAAACTATACCGAGGTCAATGCTCAAAATGTCATCGCGATATTAAATGAGGCATACCCTATTTTTGCTCAAAATGTAAGTGAAATTAACTACTTGAACAATTATTATAGGGGTTTACAAGAAATACTTAAACGCGAGAAGAAAATTAGACCCGAGCATAACGCTAAAATCGTATCTAACCTTGCTTATTCTATCGTTCAATTTAAAACGGGTTATCTATTAGATAAACCAATCCAATATGTTGCGCGAAAAGAAGAGGTTAATGATGAAAGTATTATCGCTCTCAATGACTATATGGTCGTGGAAAACAAGGAAAGCAAAGACAAAACGCTTGCTAACTTGAAAGAAATCGGCGGTATGGCGTATAGACTTGTATTGCCAAATAAATATTTCCGTCTTAACGACGTAGATAGTAGTCCATTTATCATCAACAATATTAGTCCTATCCAAGCATTTGTTGTCTATACAAGTGATATTGGCGAAAGTCCATTACTCGGTTGTATTGTATTGACGACCAAAAATGAAGAGGGCAACGATGTAATAAAATTACAAGCGTATTCAAAAGACACATATTACGAGTTCATTTATGGAACTGAAACATTGATTGATATAAGACCGCATACATACGGCGACATACCACTCGTTGAGTATCCAAATAACAATGAAAGAATTGGGTCGTTTGAATTAGTCATATCTTTATTGGACGCCATCAATCTAATCGAAAGTGATAGAGTTAATGCCACAACACAATTTGTTCAATCTCTTATGGTGTTTAAGAACATTGAAATTAATAGTGAAATGCTTAAAAACTTACAAGAGATGGGTGCTATCAATATTACTGATAACGGCGAGGTCGAGGCAAAGATTGAGTTTTTACAGCAAGAACTTAACCAAGAACAAGTCCAAAAACTTAAAGACGATATGGTTGAAATTGTCAAGAGTATCGTTGGTATGCCATTAACAAAAAGTGGTAGCATTGGTAATTCACAAGGCGCGGTCATTATGCGCGATGGTTGGAGTGAAACCGAGGCAAAAGCATTAGACGATGAATTGTTATTCAAACAAAGCGAGAGAGAGGTCTTAAAACTCGCTATGAGATATATGAAAACTCTATCGCTTGGTAAATACTCGCTTAAATTGGCGGACATCGATATTAAGTTCACCCGTAGAAACTACGAAAACTTATATCAAAAAGCACAAGTCTTAACAATGATGTTGGCACAACCAAAGATTGCCCCAAGATTAGCGTTTGTTGTATGCGGTCTATTCGCCGACCCCGAAGAGAGTTGGAAAGAGAGCGAGGCATATTACAACGCAAACAAGGAACAAAACAACAATGTTCCAACCGAGTGATTTTACCCCAAGAATTATTAACCTTATAACCACGATTTTAAATCAAGGTTATGAGGTTGAAATTAAGGGTGCGAGTGAAAAGATTTGTGTATTAAAAATTAAGAGGAAACTCTTATATAAGGTAAAGGATACTACCGATATTAAAAAGTATCTAATCGACAATATCGTGGATAACGTGGTTAATAACCAAGAAATCAAAGTCGAGTTCAAAAGGGAACGCGACCGAGTAGCGATAGTCGAGGTCAAAAAGATTGAAATTAAATAGGTCAAAAGGGATACTAAAAATAGTATCTTTTTTATAGATAGTGGTTAGGAAAAACCACTTAAAAATAATCGTAATCAAAGTTAGGGAAAACTATAATCGCAAGGAGGTCATAGATAGGTATGACAAAAGAACAATTAGCAAAATTGGGTATCGTTATTGATGGTAATGAATTGCCCGATAGTGAGGCGTTAGCGTTAATCGAACAAAAGTTTGGAACTCTTAATGGCGACTTGAAAAAGCATAAAGACTTGCTGTCCGCCCGTAATGGCGAAATCGCTGAATATAAGAGAAAAGAACAAGAAAAATTGAGCGATGATGAAAAGCGCGCATTACACTATCAAGAACTTGAAGAGACAAATAAAACTCTTACAAGAAAATTAGCATTAAACGAAAAAATCAAGGACTATATCGCTATCGGTTATAGCGAAGAATTAGCAACAAAAGTTGCCAATGCTGAACTTGATGGAAAACCTACCGCCAATTATCACAAAGAGTTTATTACGGCGAGAGAGGAAAGTTTAAGAGCGGAATTATTAAAAGGCAATCCCCAACCTCATACTAACGGCGACCCGAAACCATTAACTCTCGATGATTTGAAGAAGATGTCTTATGAAGAATTATTAAAGACACAAGAAACAAACCCCGAATTAGTTAATGAGTATTTAGGAAACCAAAACAAAAATTAGGAGGAAAAAAGTTTTATGGCGTCAATTTATGATGGCAAACATTTCAACCCAAGCGTGTTCAAACTTGCGGTCGAAAACATTATGCCAAGTGTCAAATTAGAACTTGGTAGATTATTCTCAACTCGTAGAGTTGATAGAGATTTAGCAATCCGTTTCCCCGACCAAGTTGGTGGAAATATTGGTGAAATCGTTATTAAAGGTAGATTAGGTGGCGCGTCTCAAAACTACGATGGTGCAACCACAATCGTTCCAACCAAAACCACAAACTACGTTCAAAGAGTTATTGCTATTGGTCGTGTTGGTAGTTGGGAAGAAAACGATTTCCAAACCTCAATCGCTGGATATAGCGAATTAGACGCACAAGTCTATCAAGTCGCTGATTTCCGTTTAGGCGAAGTCAAAAAAGCGGGTATCTCTATTCTTAAAGGTATCTTCGCAAGTGCTTTAACACCCAAAACCGCAAGCGTAGTTAATAAAGACGATATGATTAATTTATTAGTCGCAACCGCGGGTGATTTAGGTGATGAGTTTGATACAATCTTAATGGATAGTTATGTCGCGGGCGAACTCGCCAAAGCGTCTTTATTAACCTATGGCACATATCAAATCGATGGCGTTCAATATCAAGACCAAAAAGTCGGTTATTGGGCGGGTAGAAAAGTCTATATC